CGCCTAAGCGTCTCGTCAGTCAGTCGAACGTAAGCGACCCACGGATAAATCCGTGGGCCTTTGCACCTGTACTACCCAGCAGCGATGGATAACTGATGGGATTCCGATGCTTCAGGCGGGCTTACAAGCCGCCCCATCCGCGCGATGTTCCGCGCAGCGTTCACGTCGGCGTTGGCCGTGTGGCCGCACGCTCGACAAAGGAACTGCCCTTGGCTCTGTCGATTGGCCTTCTCGCAGTGACCGCACTCGAAACAGGTGCGGCTGGTGTTCCGGGCGTCTACGACGACGACTGGGACGCCAGCGAGTTTCGCCTTGTACTCGACGAAGCTGCGCAACTGGAAGAAGGCCCATCCGCCATGCCGGGCTCGCTGCTCGCGTCGAACCGTTGTCCGCTTGCGGATGCCCTTGAGGTCTTCCAGAGCAATGCCGCGAGCGGTGCCTTTCGCGTTGGCAACGAGCGACTTGGAGATGGTGTGGTTGGTGTGGCGCCGGAAGCGAGCCTCCCGGCTGCCGATGTGCTTCATAGCCCGGCGCGCGTTGCGCCGGGTGCGGCGTTTGCCTCCCATCTTCTTGCCGAGAGATCGACGCACTCGGGCGTGCTTCTGGCGGACAACCTCGACTTGCTCCCCGGTGTGAACGTTGCCGTCAGAGTCGGTGGCGAGCTTGGCGATCCCAAGATCCACGCCAAGGAACTCGGAAGCCGCGATGGGTGGGTCCTCTGGAAATTCACCGGTGGCAAGGAGGTAGAACTTGCTGTCCCGGTAGACGAGATCGACCTGGCCCTTGAGGCGATCCAATCGCTGGGCCTGGTATTCGCCGAAGACGTAGGGCAGCACCTTGCGGCCCTCCAGGGTCCAGAGCGAAACGCGATTGAGGCCCTTCCACGACATGATGCGCTCGTCGTAGGTGATGGCGCCGTGCGGCTTGAACGTGGGGAGCTTCGTCTTGTCCCGGCGAAGCACCTCGACGGCCTTGCCGATGGCGCGCACGGCCATCTGCGCGGAAAGCCCGTACTGCTCGCGCAGGTTCCGGTAACAGCGCTGATGGATACCCGGATGGCTGGCAAGGCAGGCCTCAAAGCCGACCTTGGCGGCGTGCTGGGCGGCGGCGTTGAACGCCTCCATCGTGGCCAACAGGATGACCTCGTCGCCGCCAGCCAGGAGCTGGAGCTGGATCGTCAGTTTCATGGAAGAGAATATAGGGGCTATTTGTTCAACTGCCAAGGGAAAGGGGAAGAAAAATGAAAATTAAGATTGGCGATATTGAATTTGAAGTTGAACAGGTGAAGGACGCTTTGATTGCGAACAAAGAGAAGCCGGAAATTATTTCATTGTTCGATGAATTGCATCCCAGGCCTGAATTGACCGTTGATGAAGTAAAGCCTTTTTTGGAAACGAAAGAAGGAAAAGAATTGATTCAGCCGTATGGTGACAAGCGTGCCACCGATGCGATAAATACCTGGAAAAAGGGTGCGGGTGAGGCTGAAATAAAGGCACGTGTTGCGGCTGAAATATTGAAAATGAATCCTACTGAAACGCCTGAACAAAAGCAGATTCGTGAAATGCGTGAAGAAATGGAAAAGGATAAAAAAGAACGCGAGCGCGAACGGCTTCAAGGGCAGATCAAGGAATTGGCGTTCAAGGAACAGGTTGATCCTGAATTTATTTCCGGTATCAATTTCGGAAGCCTTGAAGAGGCCACTTTATATACAAAGACTTTCAAGGCCAAGCAAGAAGAATTGAAATTGAAAGTCACCAATGAATTGATGGCCAATGGTTCTTATAAACCAAAATCGGGCACTGAAAAAGCAACAGGGCCGAATATTGCGGGGATGACTCCCCATGAAAGATTTGAGTATTACAAAGCTGAAGCTGAAAAAAGGGAAGCGCCAATAACGGCGTAATAATCGGAGGATAATCATGGGACTGGAAAATTTTATTCCTGAAATGTGGAGCGGGACGCTTTTTGTTAAGCTCCGCAAGGCATTGGTTTTTGGCGGTTTGACGAATAAGGATTTTGTCGAAGAGATTTTTAATTATGGTGATACGGTTCATATCAATGAAATCGGGCCGGTGACGGTCAATGCGTATACTAAAAATGCGACGTTGACTTATGAGACTTTGACCAGCGCAGACAAAACGCTGATTATCGATCAGGCGTCTTCGTTTAGTTTCAAAATCGACGATATCGATAAAGCACAGACTCATCCGAAAGTGATGGACG